TATGAAGCACCCAGCGCAGGAAGCGCTTGAATTTTTGCTCGGACTCACTGCAAAGTTTTCGCACGATCCGGGCGTGGCGAAGCGAGCCAACGAACATTTGGCGGCGCTGGACGCTCTGGCTGTAGAGGAGATGCAGCCGCCACCGGCCGCCACAAATGAGGCCGATCCCGAGAAATGACCATCCAGACGCAAGTCCTGACCTTCGCAGGCGCGGCGGTGAAGGTGTCACTGGTCGGGCCGCTGAACGTCTGTGCGCGAATCTACGCGGAGCCCCTGCGCACGAACACACACGCGGCTTTCGTCGGGACCTCAGCGGTGACGAATGACGGCAGCGGAACCGGCGTGGTGAAGGAACTGGCCGCCGTCGGCACCACAGCGACCACCATCCTCGACAATTTCGATCATTCCGACGGGAACGGTCAGAACCGCGTCGATCCAAGCCAGTGGTACTTCCACGGATTCGCAGGCGAAAAAATAAAGGTCACGCTGTTTTTCAATTAGCCCTGAATGCCAATTTCCGCGCCCGCTCGTGTGCCGATCGAGAAGATCGACCGACGGCACGACGAGTATAAGCTCTATGCGGACGCCTGGGAGGATTTTGCGCTCCTGAACAAGGGCGGCGTGGACCTGCGCAATCAATTCGCGCGCTTCCTGGTCAAGCGCCCGATGGAGCTGTACGACGTCTACCAAGAGCGGGCGAAGCGGATCACTCAGCAGCCGATTCTGGGGACGGTCACCGGCTGGTACAACGCGGCGCTGTTCCGCCGCAATCCCGAGATTGACATTTCGCCCGAAGGTGCGGGAAACGGCTGGTATGCCGACGATTTTCTGAAGAACTGCGATCTCGCAAAAACCGCATTTATCGATTTCTTCCGCCGAATCTTCACGCAACTCCAGTTATTCGGGCGGGCTTGGGTTCTGATCGACTTGCCCCAAACGGCAGCCATCCCTCAAAGTCGCGCCGACGAACAGGATCTTGGGCTGGATCGCCCCTACCTCGTAAATTACGATCCGCGCCAGGTAATCAACTGGAAGGTCGATAATTTCGGCAATCTGAGTTGGGCGGTGACGAAGTGGGTAACCGAGGAAGCGGCCTTTCTCGGGCCCAGCGACAAATATACCTACTGGTGCTACTACGATTCGACGCGATATCTGAAATACCGCGCGAAAGGCGAAAATCCCGACCTGACGGCAAACTTCGTCATCGATACGAGCGGCAATCAGGACAAAGCGGAAGCGGATCTGGTAGATAGTGGGCCACACGCACTCACGCCAGCGGGCCGGCCGCCGCTTCGCTGTATCACCGTCCCGGAAGCGCTATGGATCGCCAATCGGGCGTACCTGATGATGCTGGATCATCTCAACCAGGACAATAGCTACTCATGGGCGCTCTTCATGGCGAATTTGGCGATGCCGTTTATTTGCTCGGACAGCCAAATCGCAAATCCGAAACTCTCCGAGGCGGCTTGGCTGAAGCTCGGCAAGGACGATAAGTTCGGCTGGACGGAGCCCGACGGCAAGAGCTTCACCCATGCCGCGAATCGCCTGGAGATGCTGCGCGAGGAAATCTACCGCGCCTTCTACCTGCAGGCGCAAGGTCGCAAAAGCTCAGCCACGGCGGCTAGCTCCTCCGGCTACTCCAAAGAACTGGATATGATGCCTGCCAACGACGTTCTGAACGGCTATGGCGATATTATCCGGTGCGCCATGCAGGATGTTTTGGGAGACGTGGCTAAAGTCCGCGGCGACCAAAGTACCACGTTCAATGTGCGCGGTTTTCGCTTCGAGGTCAAGCCCGCGACCGAAAGTATCTCGATGGCGCAAGAACTGGTCGATCTGGGGATTCAGTCGCCGACGCTCGAAAAGGAAGTCTTCAAGCGAGTCGCCCGCGACGTCGGCGATGACTGGGACCCGGATCTGCTGGACACGATATGTTCCGAGATCGACGCAGCCCCCGCGCCATCGGAAGTCGCCGCGCAACAGCAGCAGCAACAGCAGCAGATGTTTGCCAAGTCTTTCGGCACGATGCAAAATCGCGCCCAGGCCAAAGAGGAAGAGGCTTCGCTCGTAGCCTGATCTTCCGCGCCTCCACATTCGATAAGAGGAAAAATTTATGTCCGTAGCAACGACCGGCTCAAAGACGGTGAATAACGCCGTCGCTCCACATCTCACCGGCGCAACTCTTACGGCGCTGTTCGCCACTCCCGTCGAAAATCTGACCGTCGCGCAGGTCCAGACGATCAATGACGCGCTGGAACGCGTTTCTGCTGGCGACCGCACTAAGACGCTCGGGCAACTGTTCTCGTAGTTCGCGCATCGCTGCCCGGAGCGTAATCCGGGGATAAAACCTGGCCGCGCAGTCTCGCGGGGAAAGAGGAAAACATGGCAGAAGAGCAACAGCAACAGCAGCCGGATTTGGCGGCGTTATTGGCGACGTTCAAAACGGACCTGCTGTCCGAGTTTGACAAGCGGGTGAACTCGACCAACAAGGAGATGAAAGATCTCCGAAAGTTGATCGAGACGAAGAAGGCCGAAGAGCCGCCACCCACGCAAAAAACGGAACAAAAGACCGAGGAGAAAGGCGAGCCCGGTGGACTCGATCCGCAGGTGAACGCCCGCATTCTAGCGGCGGAGAAGAAAGCCGCCGACGCTCAAAAGCTGGCGGAAGACATGAGCAAAGAGCGTGAAACGGAGCGCGCCGCGCGGCTCGAAACCGAACGCACAACCGCAATCAAAGACGAATTGGCCAAGCTCTCGCTCCGGGATGGCGCGCGTGAGGATGCCTACTGGCTAGTCGAGCGCCACATCAAACGGGACGAATCCGGTTCGCTCGTGGCGGATTCCGCGAAAGGCCCGCTGCCGATCAAGGATTTCATCGAAAGCACCATCAACGAAAAGCCCTGGCTGCTGGCTCCCTCGGGTAATGGCGGCTCCGGCGCGCAGCCCGGAAAACCGGGCGGCAAAGGCACAGTCCAGATCGAAGACATCAAGCCGGGTATGACCCCCGAGCAAATCGCGGCGGCATCGGCCGCCATCGCTCAAAGTATGAGCACGTAAGACAAAAGCACTTCTCAATCACACAGAAAAGGAGTTGATCTCAAATGTCAGCGATCACCTCACAAAATGCGGCATCGGCTATCGTGAAGCTGGTCGCTGCCCAGGCACTTCCTCCCCTTGTCGGCAATCTCGTCATGGGGAATCTCGTGAACCGCGATTTCGAGCCGACTCTGGCCGCGAATGGCGATACGGTCAACATTCCGATCCCGCCGAAGCTCGTGGCGAATAACATTGCCGAGGCTGGCACGGTGCAGCCGCAGAATCCCTCCCTGGGAAATGCGCAAATCGTCATCAACAGCCATCGCGAAGCAACCTTCACGATTCCCGACGTGACGAAGATTCTGGCGGTTCCGGACTTGCTGAAGACGTACATGGAGCCGGGCGTTATCGCGCTTGCCGAACAGATCGATACCGATCTGCTCGCTCAGTATCCGCTCTTCACGCAAAATGCCGCAGTCGGCGGAGCCGCGTCTCTCACCGAGGCCGTTCTGGATAGCGCGGAAACCGTGCTGTTCACGGCGAAGGTTCCGGCGAGTGCGTCCAAGTGGCTGGTATGCAGCGCGGCCGCCTATAGCGAGTTGCGCCAATTGCCACGCTTCACGGAGTATCAGACCATCGGTCCGGACGTCGCGCGCGCCCTCGGCATGTCGCCGATGGTGACCGGCGCTCTGCCTGGCGCTGGCGGAATGCAGAACAGCACCGGCAAACTGAAGGACTTCTTCATCTTCCGGTCGCAATTTGTCCCGAACGTCGCCGGAACGTACCAGAACCTTGCTGGTAGCAAGGATGCGATTGGCCTGGTCATGCGGCGTCTTCCCATGCCGCTTCCCGGAACCGGCGCAATTGCGCAGTACGTCGAACTCGGTGGCTACGGTTTCCGCGTAGTGATGAGCTACCAGCCGAACACCTTGGCTCAGCAATTCACCATCGACTGCCTCTACGGCGTCGGCGTCCTTCGCGGCAACTTCGGAGTTGTCGTAAATAACAACTAGCTCAAGGTCTTTAGGGGAAGGCGCGGCGCTTATCAACGCGCTTTCCCCTGACCAAAAAGGAAACGTATTTATGTTCGCAGAAAATCCGATTCAGCCAGCAAACCCCGTCTCTAGCGCAAATATCCTCGATCCCGATCTCGGCTACTGGCAGATCGTGAGGAAGTTGCGCAACGAGATTGCCGGGGGGCGCGAAGCCAGTCCGTCCGATTGGTGCTTCATCACCTCGATTGCGACGCGGCAGTCCGGCGGCGTGAAGGGGG